TATCGTATTGCTCTTGACCCGAATGTTCGTATCATCATTGTGTCTAAGACTTTGTATAAGGCACGCGAGTTCGTTTATGCTATTAAGCAAAGACTGTCCCACCCTAGGTGGTCTAAGTTGCAAAAGACTTATGGTCCTGATGGTGGTTGGAAAGATGATGCTGATACTTGGAAAACTGACACCGTGTATTTGGGTGCTGAAACTAGGGATTCTTCCGAGAAGGACCCTACCCTTCAAGCCCTTGGTATGGGTGGTCAGATTTACGGTGCCCGCGCCGACCTCATTATTTTAGACGACTGTATCACTGGTGCTAACGCCCACGAGTGGGAAAAGCAAATCAAATGGTTGCAGCAGGAAGTTATTACCCGTTTGGGTAAGAACGGTAAACTTCTAATTGTTGGTACCCGTATTGCTTCTAATGACTTGTACCGCGAACTTCGTAATCCTGAGCATTGGTCTGGTGGTAAATCACCTTTCACATATTTGGCTATGCCAGCAGTTTTAGAAGTTCACGATGACCCCAAAGACTGGGTGACTTTATGGGCGCGTTCCGATAGACCTTGGGATGGCGACGAAGACACCACACCTGATTCTGATGGATTATACCAAAAGTGGGATGGTCCAACGCTCTTTAACAGACGTTCAGAAGTCACCCCCTCAACTTGGGCAATGGTTTATCAGCAACAAGATGTTGAAGAAGATTCCATTTTCCCACCACTTGCAATAACTGGTTGCGTTAACGGTATGAGAAAAATTGGTCCGTTAAGTTTTAAAGCACCAGGGCATCCTAATGGTGGAACGTTTAGAATTGTTATGGGCATTGACCCTGCTATGGCAGGTGCAACTGCAGCCGTCATTGTGGCAGCAGATGTTGAAACCAATGAACGTTACATTCTTGATGCTGTAAATATGACTGAACCTACTCCAGCCAAAATCAGGGAACTGATTGAGGAATGGACTTTAAAATATCAACCCAATGTGGTTGTAGCGGAGAAAAATGCCTTCCAACTCTTCCTCACGAAAGACGAAGCGATACGAGACTTTCTATCTTCAAGGGGAATCCAATTTCGTGAGCATTTCACTGGCAATAACAAATGGGACGTTGACTTCGGTGTTGCATCTATGGCTCCACTCTTTGGGATTGTACGAGAAGGAAAGTTCGAAAAAAACTCAAATTTGATTCACCTTCCCTCCACTGAACGCAGTGAAGGTATGAAGGCTCTTATTAACCAGTTAATTATTTGGAAACCTGATATGAAAAAGAAACAGGCTTCAGATATGGTTATGGCTTTATGGTTCACAGAGTTAGTTATCCGTGAATGGTTAGAAAGAAAAAATTATACCCAACGCTACACAACAAGTCGTTGGCATTCGATGAAACAATTAAACACAAGGCAAGTTGTTGATTTAGATGAAGCATACGCTGAACAACAATCCGAGATGTTCTACAACTAAGGAATTTAGTGGCTCTTAATATTACACAAATAGCGGTCAAAGTTGAAGCATTAAAACGCCGAAACCAAAGCCGTGACGCCAGAATGGCAGACATTTTAGAAGTACGCAGGGGCAACCTTGTAAACGTGTTTCCAGAAATGTTCCCCGAAGGTGCAACCAAGGCTATGATTGCAAACTTCGTTGACGTAGCAGCAAGAGACGTTTCCGAAGTACTAGCACCACTACCTTCTTTTAACTGCACAACAACAGATACTTCATCTGACCGTGCAAAAAAATCTGCTGACATCAGAGGTCTTGTTGTTAACAACTATGTTCAACATTCACGTCTACAAACCCAAATGTATCAAGGTGCTGACTGGTACGGTACCTATGGTTTCCTACCTATTATTATTGAAGCCGATTGGGAAAACAATCTTCCACGTATCCGTGTAGAAAATCCACTTGGTGCATACCCAGAGTTTGACCGTTATGGTCGTGTGGTTTCTTACACTAAACGTTATATTAAAACAATTGCTGAACTAATAACAGAGTTCCCAGAATTTGAAAGACAAATCCTTAACGGATACCCAATGGATGAAGTTGACCTTTATTCAGAATTAGAAATGATTCGTTATGAAGACAAAAATGTTATTGTTTTATATTTACCTCACAGAGGTAATCTAGTTCTTACCAGCGCTGAAAACCCAATGGGTGAAGTGATGGTACGTGTTGCTCAAAGACCTGGAGTTGATGAAGAACCACGCGGTCAATTTGATGACGTGCTATGGGTTCAAATCGCTCGTGCAAGATTTGCACAGTTAGCAATGGACGCTGCCGAAAAATCAATCAACGCTCCACTTGCTGTACCAAATGATGTACAAGAATTTGCTTTTGGTCCTGATGCAATATTAAGAACTGCTCAACCGCAGAACATTCGCCGTGTAGGCTTAGAGGTTCCACCTGCTGCGTTTCAAGAAGCAGAAATCTTACAACGTGAAATGCGTATCGGTGCACGTTACCCTGAAGGACGTTCTGGTGTTATTAATGCCAGCGTTGTAACAGGGCAAGGTGTGCAAGCCTTACTAGGCGCATTTGACACCCAGGTTAAAACTGGTCAACAGATTTTGTCAGACGTTTTTGAAGACGTTATTAAATTATGTCTCAAAATGGATGAAAAAATGTTTCCTTCAGAAAAAAGCGTTGTTGCCACATCTGGTGGTGCACGCTACGAAATAACATATTCACCACGTAAAGATATTCGCGGTGACTATTCTGTTCAAGTACGTTACGGTTTAATGTCAGGACTTGACCCAAGCCGTGCACTAATCTTCTCATTACAAGCACTAGGTGCTGATTTAATATCACGCGATTTCGTTATGCGTGAACTACCTTGGTCAATGAATGTTGGTGGGGAACAACAATCAATTGATATACAAAAAATGCGTGACAACTTAAATGCTTCTATGGCTGCGCTTGCTCAAGCAATTCCACAGTTATCTGCACAGGGACAAGACCCAAGTTCATTAGTTATGAACATTGCTGAAGTAATCAAAGAGCGACAAAAAGGTGTACAAATCGAAGACGCTGTTAAAAAGGTTTTCGCACCAGCACCTGCTCCTGCAGCACCACAAGTTCCCCCTGCTGAGATGACTGCTCCTGGCGAGCAACCTGTCCCTGTTGCACCAGTTGAAGCGCCTCCAGGGGGTCCTTCTGCACCAGCACCACAGGGCACACCTGATATTGGAACGTTACTTTCACAACTAGCAGGTCAATAATGGCTGTAGAAAAAGTTTCTGGTACAGGCAAGTTTGCTAAACGTGTTGATAAAAACATTTCTAAAAGAACAACTCAACCTATTCGTGAGATGAACTCATTAAAATATGGTGAAGGTAAACAATTAATGGACCAACAAAGGGGAGCAAGTTTGCAAGGACAACCAACTCCTATCCCTAAAGTAAATGTTAATGCACAATCTGTTGGTGCAGGTAATCTTCCTCTTACTGCTGAAACTCAAAGACCTAACGAAATATCTGAAACAGGTATGCCTTTCGGTGAAGGTCCTGGTCCTGCAGATATTGGTTTAAACCTTGGAACAGGTGATGTTGATTCGCCACAAAAACAAGATTTGCAAAAACTATCTAACTACTTACCAATGATTGAACGTGCAGCAAATTCGGAAGATGCACCAGAATCGTTAAGAACGTTTGTTAAATATCTTAAAGGACAACCTGGACAGATAGCACCCACACAGGAACCAATATCACCTTCACAGGAGATGTAAATGGAAACTCCACGCTGGGCTAATAATTTTGGAAAATATTTAAAAGCACTAGGCAACGACAATGCAGGACTTGGTTGGGGACTTGTGCATATACCTTCATTAAGTGATGAAGACCACGACGAAATCATAAGAATTATAACAACGGAATATAATCAATGAGTTTAATTTCAGATTGGGCAGTCAACACTGCGCGTGGAGTAGGTAATGCTTTTACCACCTATTACAATAAGGTTTCAAAACCTATTGGTCGTGGCATTAGCACAGGTTTACTGTTAACTGATAAAGATAATCCTCTTTATAAAGATGGTTTTCAACTATCTGATGTTGGTGACACTTACAGACAGTACGCTAAGGACATAAGCCCAGGACAGGCTTTCATTTCTGGTTCTTCTGTTGGCGATATTCTTTTTGCCCCAATTAAACTTGCATCAAAAACTTCCCAGTTAGTAACTGGTAAAGATTCTGGTCCTACTATGTTCCAGGGTTCTTTTGATATTTATGATGCTGCACAACGTAAGAAGGCTTTCTCTGATGAAATGTCTGGAAGAATACTTTCAGGTTTAACAGATATTGCTGTAACTTGGTACACTGACCCACTTGCTAAACTTGGTAAAGGTATATCTGTTGCACGTGGTGGCGGCAAAATACTTGGTAAACAATTTGAAGGTGTACTAGACCCTAAACTTGGTTCAAAAACTGATTTTGGTAGTGATGGTTGGGACACATTTTTAAGATACGCTGTACAAGATACCACAGATTTTTCTAGACTTATAACACATCGTATTTCTCAAAAGTCTTCTAACCCAGAACTTCTTGCTTCTGTGTTAAGTGATATCAATGTGTCACAATTTAATAATCCTGCACTTATTGCAAAATATGGTTCTGCTGAAGAAGCAGCCGTTGAGGTTGCTAGAACAGTTATGAAAGCAGCAACTGGTGATAAGGCAGCAAAAGAGTTAATATGGAAAAGCCCTAACTTTGCTAAGTATGGTGCTCAGTTAGATAGAGCAACAGGTGAGTTAGACCTTTTAAATATTCAAATGAAATCAGTTGTTGAGGCTGGTGGCGATGTTAATGCTTGGCTTGCTAAAAATCAAAACATTAAACTTAAACTTGAAAAAGAAATTGAATCACTTGCACTAGAAGACCCAAAGATTCGTAACGCAATTAATTTAACTTATAACGAAATACTTGGAACTGGTGCATCAAAGTTCTCTTCAATAGAGAAACGTCGTGCTATCCGTGCTGAGAATCGTAGCAATATACTTGTTCAAGACTTTCCAGCAAAAGGACCTAATGGTCTTGGTATGAAAGTTGTTAGTTTTGCTCGAAGTGAAGTTCCTTCAGGTTGGATAAAAACTAAAGGTGTTGATTCAACTGGTTCTTCTGCTGAAATAGTTGCTTGGATGGGAACTATTTCTGCCTGGAAAGGCGTTGAGGGAGCAACCAAGAAACGTCTTTTATTAAAAAAATATGGTGACGCTGCTGATGATTTAACACGCCAAGAAGCCGTTGATGCTATCGAAAAAGAAGCATTAAGAGACATTGGTGAAAAGTACGGTTTAAATGTTAAGTTAACAGAAGCAGAAAAATCACAATTTTTACGTGACCTTCCAGGTGTTTCTGCAGATAATGTTAAAACACACGCTGATGTTGTTTATTACACAACTGCAAAAAAACGTCGTGAACTTATAGATATCATTAAACAGGGTGGTAAAACAGGTTTCGTTGTTGAAGACCAATTAATTATTCCTACCAGGCAGTTATCTTCACAACTTGCTACTGGTATCCCAATGATTGATGCTAAAGCATTTGAAAGAATCGCTAAACAACATTTCAAAAACGGTGGAACAAATTTAGGTATTCTTTCAAGGGTTTCAACAGGTTACGATATGTTTAACTATATTTGGAAACCATCTGTTCTTTTACGTTTAGGTTACACTGTTCGTAACGTAACCGAAGGTTCTTTACGTGCTATGGCTTACCTTGGTTCAGCAAGTGAATATTTGAAATATGTTGGATTAAGTTTTAGAGATACCATTAAAGACGTTAGATATAGACATATTACTGAAAAAGCATTAATTCGCCAAGGAAGTAAAGAACAAGGCTTGGCTAAAAACTATGCTAGTTTTGCCGAACTAAAAGATATGCAATCAAGAAGTTTAATTGTTGCACGCGCAGAAGTTAATAATGTTACAAACACTTTAAATGCTGCAAAAGAAAATCTTACTAAGGCTACTTTAAAATCTCAAAAAACTGCTATCAAAAATGATATCAAAAGATTAGAAGTGGATTTAAAAAACAAATCTGCTATTGTTGATAGAATGTTTAAAGAAGCACAAGACTTTGATGCAAAATATGCAAGAAATGTGCGTGTTAATAAATTTAGTGGCGCATACAATCACGATGGTTTAATGATTAATGATGCTTTCACTGGCGACCTTGGTTTGTATGCTAGAAACTCTTCATCTGCAGCCAAACGTACTGCTGTTGAATTGCAATCACAGAACGCTATATCTAAAATTCAACTTGATGGTACTTTAATAAGTAAGGGTTTTGGTAAAATTGACCCACCTACTTATGATGCTACTGGTAAGTTAATTGCTACACCTGGTAGAAAAAAAGCATCACCAGAGTATTGGAATGCTGCATTCGTTGTTCACCGTCAATACCGAAACGATGAAGTAACACGTATGCTTCTTGCAGGTAACAGTGTTGATGAAATTGTTGCTGCAGTTAAAACTAACAATAAACTTCGTACAGATTTATTAAACAGTGGACAAGACGCTAGTTCTGCAAGGGAATGGATTGCAAGACAAGAAATAAACGTTCAAAGTGCTTTCCCTGATGAAGCGTTGCGTAAAGAAATGTCTAAACGCGAACTTACTATGAATGAGATTCGTAATACTTTACAAGGTAGAGCCGATTTGTCACCTATTCACGGTGAAATGTTTGGTTTAGATGATGCTAAAACTGTTTGGCAAAAGTATCAAGAAATAACAGCACGTTTATTTAAACGCCTTGGTGCTTTACCTGAAGATGTTATGGTTCGCCATCCTTTATATGCTGCTGTTTACCGCAAGTCAATGAATGAATTAGTTGACCGTAAAGTTGCAGGATATGGTAAAGATGCTGTGCGAAAAGGTTTATCTAATAACGAATTTCGTAACTTAGAACAAACTGCTCACCGTATGGCTAGAAAAGAAATGGAAGCAACTGCTTACACCATTAATAGATATGGTGGACCTACAGCGTTAATGTCTTACGTTTCCCCATTCTTTGCAGCATATTCAAATACTATGCGTACTTGGGGCAGACTAACTTACGAGAATCCAAATGTTCTTGGTCGTGCAAATCTAATATGGAGTGCACCAGACCGTGCAGGTTTTACTGAAAAAGACCCACGCAGTGGTGATACTTGGATTTCTTTACAATTAGGTGAAGTTATGCCTGATTGGTTAAAAAAATATACTAGCAATAATACCACTATGCAGTTCCCTAAAAATTCTTTAAACTTAATGTTCCAGGGTGAGCCTTGGTGGAGTCCAGGTTTTGGTCCTATTGCTCAAGTTCCTGCTTCTGCAATTGTTAAAAACAGTCCAGATATTAATGAACAATTAAGTGAACAATTTGGTTTCTATGTACCAGCACGTGGTGTGTTAGATGCTATTCTTCCACTTGGTCCAACTGAAAATACAACAGATATTATTCTTTCTTCTCAGTTAAGAAGAATGAAATCTTTAATGTTTGGAACTAAAGATAAAGATTATTTAAATCAACTTCAAGGTATTTATGCAACTGAACGTCAAAGATGGCGTGAAGGTAAAAGAGCAGATGAACCACAGTTTGATGAAATAAGACGTAAGAATGATGCAATGATGACATTGCGTTTCGTTGCTTCTTTAACTCTTCCTTTTCAACCTAGGTTTACTTCAGAATACGAACCATATATTAGAATGTGGAATAAATATAAAGCAGAAGGTGAACTTAACGGTAAAACTCCTGCTCAAAGATTTTATGAAGATTACCCAGATTATTTCACTCTTGCCTATTCAGGCAGCAGTGCAACAACTGGTATGGATTTTACAACTAAAGCAGTTTATAACGCTAAAACTAATCGTAATTTAGTTTCAGATGTTTATCAAGATAATCCATATTTAATTCAACTTATTACCAATAATGGTCAAGTTGAAAGCGAATTTGACCAAGCAGTATATGTTTGGCAATTAGAAAACTCTCCAGTTCCTGGAAGTAAAGAATCATTTCGTGGTCAATTAGACCCATTGTCTGAAGTTAAAAGACAAGATGTTCGTGCTGGCTGGATTGAATACAATAAATTGTCTAACGCTATTAATGCTCAAATGGAAGCAACTGGTATTACTTCTTTGAACTCTGCTGAAGGTAAACCTCTTGCTGAAATGAAACAAAATGCCACTAAGTTAATTGGGGATAAGTATCCTGAATGGGCAGATGATAGAATGTCTTTCACTATTGGTAAGTGGAAAGAAACACTTACTGGTATTGATAAGATTTTACAGAATGAAAAGTTTATAGGTAGTCTTCCTGAAGATAATAAACCTGCTTGGGCAGTAATGCAGGATTATATGGATTCAAGAGATACTTTGATGTTACAACTAGCGCAACGTAAAGAACAAGGTATGAGTGGCACTATCTCATCTGATGAGAATGCTGATTTGCAGGAACTTTGGGATAATTACGTTACTACTTTGAAAAGAAATAATACGCAATTTTCTTCTTGGTATGACAGATTCCTTGAAGCAGACCCATTGGAGCCAATTAGATAATGACAGTTTCCCCTATGCCACCAGCACCTGTTGCTGGTGGAAGTTTTGCTACTATGCTTCCAGATTATAACCAGATGGCTGCTGATGCTGCAGGTCAATCTGGTTATGGTAATAAAAAAATTGTTAATGGTAGAGGAATTGATAAGGCTAGTTTATTAGCAGACTTTAGACGTAATCGTGGTTCTTCTGACCAAACAGAATATCAAAGCACTGTTGAACTTCTTAAAAGACTTGGTTTAGTTTCAGGTAAAAATCCTTCTAGGTCATCTGTTGAAAAGGGTTATAATAATTTATTAACAGATTTTTATTTGGCTCCTGAAAAAGATTTTGGTACTTATGCAACAGCGAGATTAGGTACAGCAGCAGAACAAGGTGTTGGTACTCGTACTACTACCAGTCGTCAACAAAGTACTCCTTCTGAGGCTGCACAGATTATTACAGCAGCGTTTAAGGATTATCTTGGTGTGCTTCCTGGGGTTAAGGAAGTTAATGCTTTCACTAAAGCATTGGGTGCTTTAGAGAAGAATCTTTCTGCAAGAACTGTTACTACTCGTGATGCTGCTGGTAATGCAACCACAACTACTGTTGGTGGTGTTGCTACTAAGGAAGATAGAGAAGCATTAGCGTTAGATTTTATTGGTAAGGCTCTTGGCAAGCAAGAAGGTATTGTTAATGCTGGTCCAACTCTTAATGCTGGTTTAACTGCTATTCGTAAGTTTGCTAACGATTATGGTGTTGTTATTCCTGATGCCGATGTTCGCGGTTATGCGATGCAGTATTTAAGGGATGGTAAACTTGATTTTATTACTGAGAAATTAAAAAACATTTCTAAAGCAAGGTATCCTGGTCTTGCACAATACATTGACCAAGGAGTAAGTCCTAGAGAAATTGCTTCACAATATATGGTTAGAAAAGCACAACTTCTTGAAATTCCTATTGAGTCTATAAATGTTTTTGATAATGATGTTACTCGTGCTATTGGTGGTCAAGTTTTAGAAACTATAGGAGATTTTGATAACAGAATGCGTCAAAGTCCTTTATGGCAATTTACTAAAAACGCTAAAGAAAAAGGCGCTGATTTTATTAATAATATTCTTTCTAGATTTGGGATGGTATAAATGGCAACACCTGTAGCCCCTAAACCTTTTCAACCTGCTAAATCTCAAGCACCTAAAACTACCAAAGGCACAACTAGACCTTCAGGTACTACTGCTCCAGCAGCGAAACCTACAACTAAATCTCCTATTGGTCCTGGTAGTAATTATTTAAAATCTACAAAACCTGCACCTACTGGTAATACTGGTTCTAGAATTACACTTCCTGCAGCACCTCCAGCACCTAAGCCTTTAACTTTTGTAGATACTGATAATGGTGATGGAACAATCACTAGAAGATACAGTGATGGTTCTATTGAAATTCTTGCAGGTGGTCGTGGTCCTGGGCAAACAACTGACCCTGCTACTGCTGAACTTTTAAGAAGAGATGAAGCAAACCGTGTAAGTGCTTTCAAAATACTTGAAGACACTTTCAACTCTTATGGTTTAGGTTCACTTGTTCCTGTTGTTAGAAATTTTATGCAACAAGGTTTATCTGATGATGAAGCAGTTATTCAACTTCGCCAAACCCCAGAATACAAACAAAGATTTCTTGGTAACGAAGGTCGTAGAGCAAAAGGTTTATTTGCTTACTCTGAAGCAGAATACCTTCAAGCAGAACAAACCTATCGTGACCTTCTTGCACAATCAGGTTTAGAAACATTAGCAAGTGCTGATACTTTTGCAAAACTTATCGGTGGTGCTGTTTCACCTGCCGAAACACAAGACCGTATTCAAAACGTGTTTACTAAAATTGATAACGCTGACCCACAACTTCGTGAACAAATCGGTAGTTATTTAACAGGTTACGGTATTGGGGACCCTAATATTCAACGTACCCAGTTAGCGTCAGCATTGTTAATGGGTGGAACTTCAGCCCAAGATTTGGTACGTAATATCGAGAAAGCACAGATTAAAACTGCTGCATTAACTTCTGGTATGACATTGGCTGAAGAAAATATTTCAAGTTTACAAAAGCAATTAGAGACAGCAAAAACTTATGATGTGTATGGTACCTCTAAAAAGGCTTTTGGTGAACTTGCTCAAACAATGCCAACTACTGAAAAACTTGCAAACATTTACGGTGAAGATACAAGTAATCTTTCAAGTGAACTTCAACAAGAAGCATTCTTTGGTTTACAATCACAAAGACGTAAAAGACTTCAACAGAAAGAACAAGCCACATTTGGTGGACAAGCAGGTACTACAACTGCATCATTAGCGCAGCAATCAACAGGCGCAATCTAAACCCTCAGTAGGACCCACCAGCCCCTACGAGAGTAACAAGACTGGTAGCAAGAGCCACCCAAGTCCCCCCAGATTTGACGTGAGGCTTGCGACTAACAAAAATAGAATGGGAGCGTTGCGATGAGCAACACATATCAAGAATGGGATGATGACGATGAAGATGTTATTCAAAGTCAACAATCTGAAAGCGATTTATTAAAACAACTTCGCAAGGAGTTGAAAATTAAATCAAAAGTTCTTTCCGAAATGGAAGGTCAACTTTCTTCAATTAAGACTGAGCAACGTCAAAACGTTATCAAGTCTGTTCTTGAAAGCAAGGGCGTTAGTCCAAAAATAGCAAAATTTATTCCAGCCGATATTGAGGCTTCACCTGAAGCGGTAGATAATTGGATTGCGGATAACGCTGATGTTTTTGGCTTAACAGTACAAACGCCCGCTGAGGTGCAACCTGATTTGGCTGCACTCAGACAAATTGATGCTGTTACTGCTAATGCCCAGTCTCCTGCTGGCTTGGATGATTTGTACTTAAGATTACAGAATGCAGAATCTGCTGATGAAATCACAAGTATGATTTTTCAACAAGGTGG